TGCGTTTTAAGTTATTCCAATTCATGGCCGCGCGCACATGTCCTGGCATGTTGGCTTTGCCTAGACGTTCTTCTTCTTTACTGTATTTGGTTAAGTTGTTTACACGTTTAGGTGTACCCTTTTCCCAAGCAGGACGTTCAGTAAATAACAATTTAAAATCACGCACTTTGGTGATGATAGCATCTCTTTCTGCGCCTGTTAATACAGATAACAAGACGTCACTTAAGAAATCTTGGATGACTTTAGGAGTATCTGATCGTTTCAAATCTAAGCCCATGGCTTTTACTTTGCCTGGCTTACCATAAACATCTAACCGCTGTCCTTCCATATCATAGATCAGGATAGCGTAGCGTTTCTTTTTAATAAACAGACCTTTAAGTGATACACTTTCTCGTCCACCTTTGATCAATTCACCTTGACGTCGTGGAGTATGGAAAGCCCGTTCACAAAATGCCGGGAAACTTTCATTGACCTGATCAGCGATGCTGTCATATAATCCTACTGCAATATCTTTGTTCCATTCCATCTTGCCTTCTTCTACGTCTTTCTTGACCATTGGATAGGCACTGAAATAACATGAGTCTGTATCACCATATATGATCGCCTCACCAGTATGATCATATACGCCAGTGATACATTCATTTATGTATGCATCCATATGACGAGCGATAGTCCTACCAGTCAATGTAGTTGACTGTCCAATACGCTTGTCAAAGAATCTACAACCTGGATTCAAAATAGCACCATACAAACTGTTCAAGTTAATCTTCTTAACTAACTGTCGCTTGTCCCAAAAAGCGATGTCTTCATCAGTGACAGCTTCTTTCTTTTTAGCCTGCATATCCTGACGTTCAGCATACCAACGCTCTAGCAAGCCCGGAATAACACCCTTACGTTCATTGTTGAATATAGTACCATTGGCGCTGAGTATCCACGGTTTATTACTGTCAAATATTAATCGCCAACAGTCTGCGGCACTTAGGACATCACTGGTACCGTTGGCCCAATCAATGGTAATCTCTGTGCCAACTTCACCGTTCATAACCGCAGTGTATTCTAACGATCCAAACAAATTTTCCCAAGCATCAGCAAAACTACTGCCCGATGTTTGTTTTTCTTTGATATAATGTTCAGTCATCGTCTGACGCAATTGACCTACGATAGTTTCTGGCCCCATGTTAAGTGCGCGAATAGCACTTGGATACAGTGAGTTAATGTCAATGGCCCCAATGTAATCATGCATGCCTGCTTTAGGTGTTGCAACATACGCACCTGCCGCCTGTGTGTCAAAACTTTCATCACGATTACGATTTGGTACTACCATGTTCAATTGATGTGCTTCATTGATGATAGCCTGTTCAGTGACTGCTACAGCACCCATGGTAGTTTGTAGTAGCACGGTGTTGTCATGTGCTAGTTCATTTGCCAGATCTAGGAAGCGTAGTTTAGAGTCTAGTTTGTGTAGCAAGGCAGTATCTTGGCGATTGTATTCGATAAACTTGGCAAAGTCTTTGTTATATAGTTGATCTAGTGTACCTTCATATTGCGTTTTACTTTCACCTAGTTCATATTCACTGATAGCATCTAGACTATAACTATGACGTTCTTCATAGGTGTATTTGCGATATAGTTGCATATAGTCCATATGAACACGACCAATAAGGTCAAATGTCATATTAGCCGCACCAAAGCGTTCAAATTCGCGTTGCTTGGGGAATTGCCCCCACAGACAGAATCTGCGTGTATCATCTTTACTTAACACTCTGTTAGTGCGTTGCACCATATACGGAATATCAAAGCCCTCTGAGTTCCAACCTGATAAGATGTCTGCATCATCAATTAAATCTAAGAATGTTTTAAGTAAGTCTTCTTCACGTTCCATTAGGAAACAGTTATCATAGTTCTTGGCGATCTCTTCAGCAGTTTCCCAGCTCATTGACTTGGGGGGGATAACCATGGTGACTAGTTTGTCTAACCAATCTAGATATACTGATACTGCGGTTATGGGATTAAATGGATCTTCTGGACGACTGAAACCTCGTATTGGGTCAAAGTCTACCTCAATGTCAAAGAATGCTGTTTGTAGTTTTGGAGATTTCTGTCCAAGATAATTTTCTTCTAGGCAACGGAACACAGGGTTGATATCACTTTCCCAAATACGTTTGCCTGAATTGATTTTAACTTCTTTATGGAACTCTTTACCTATGCGTGTGCTGAAACGTGACACAGGTGTGTCATAGATAGTACGGAATTTACCACGGGGATCATCGTAATAAAAAGTATAATTGGCAGGATACTCTTTGTATTCTCTTTGCCCATTGACTCGTTCTACGATATATATGCGATCTTTATTTCGATCAAATAGTGCGTCTACGTAACTCATTCATTTCCTTTTTGTGCGACTTCTAGCTCACACACACTCTTCATGCCCGGGTGGGCGTTTTATTAATTATAACACTAATACTCTGTAAAATCCTATACCATCAATGATAAACAAAGTTAAAGTTGTCATCAATAGCCCAAAACTGCCACGACTGATACTGGTAAAAACGCTGATACTTAATGCTACAAATATGATTGGATATACTATCAACCAATTGGTATAGGGCACTGTTAGACTAACCGACAGTGCTATTACTATGTTTAATAACCAATTACATACTTCTAAACATAATCTTATCGGATGGCTATGCCAATCCCTTTTGACAAAATTCCATGTTGCGTGCCAATCGATCAAACCGTGCGACCAACAGTTTCTAAGATATCTGTGACTGTTTCGTGATCAGCATTGGTTTCAGTTAGTTTTGATTTTTGAGCGATCTTAATCGCTTTTTTGAGTAAACTAGGTTTGATTTCCAATTCTTCTGCTACTGCTTTTACAGTATCATTCAAGCCTGCGCTCAAATCTTCTACTTCTTGTAATACAGCAATACCTTCGTTAATTAACTGTGTTAGTTTGGCTTTTTGTTCGCCTGAAAACATTTTTGATGCCATGATGCGGCTCTCCTTGGTTGAAAAATATATTATACTACAATTATATATGCGTGTCTACGATTTGCTCAATTTATTCTACATTTACGTAGGATTTTGGTAACTGTTTGGAATTCTAATGCTAGATCATCGTATAGATCTTCTGGTGGGCGTTCAGCATAGGCACGTGATACATAGGCCATTTGTCCTATGTCGCTATAATATATTTCGGTAGGCCAACGGTGTTTGCCCCACTCCATGCTGTTGATTAACAAGCATTCATCGCCTACGTTTTTCAGCATTTCTTTTTTGGCTTTAACTGGAAGATTGACACTGGTTAGTAGTTTAACACCTACAGGAACTGTGTTAACCAAAGGTTTATCTAGATAGTGTGCGAATAGGTGTACTATGTATGCTTCTACTTCGTGCGCCAAATTAATTGTTAGTTCGCACTCTGCCCTGCGAACGATATCATACGACTCTCTTACGTAGATATCCCAGTTGGTCATCTACATTACCAATTTCTGCATGACCAATAACGGGCTTTAGTACGCGGCCCTGGATTAGCACAGTTGTGACGTGCTCTGAAACTCTTGCGACGTGCTGGGATTGATTTTTTGATGCGCATATTAGGATCACCAAAGTTTACTTTTTTGATATTACCAGTACTAGGATCCTTAACATAAACCTTAAACTTCTTAACATCACCACGCATAGGCTTACCAAGAGGTACTTTGCGACCATGATATTCTGCTTCATCCAATTGTTCATCTTCGTTGTACCACATTTCACCATAGGCTTCGTAAAATTCATCACCTTCGTAGGTTTCTTCTAAAATTTTTGATTCTAATAGGATTTCATTGATTTTCATTTGTAATTGGTCCTCCTTCGACCCAAGCATCACAAGTACGTTTACTCGCACATTTAAATTTAAGGAATTTGCAGTAGCCTAGCTGTCCAGCGTCAATAGTGTCCATGGGATTTGATCCTGGTTCACTACCAATACCTTTAGCTATACAATCTAACATGTCTTCAGATATGTCAAAAGCCGCACAGTTGCCACAGCGATTTTCTTTAACTGATTCTATGTCACTGGTATTCCACTTGTCTGCTAGTTCTTGCCAATATTCATCATTAGGTTCATTAGGATTCAACGGGCCATAGTGGTATTCATCTATAGCTTTCTGGCGATTCTTTAGATTAAGTGTGATATCCTGTGTGGCAGGTGGACAACCTTGTTCTAATGCTTCTATGATCGTGATTAAATCTCTCATTTTTTCTTCCCTCTACGCATATTTATCTGCCAACGTGCTAGCTGTCCTTTTCGTCCGGGTGCTTTAGCTGCTTTTTCTAGTTGTGCTATCGTAGCACCTTTAGGTATACCGTGGCGTTGACTATCACCTGCTCGTCCTGGACCCTTACCATCTGCAAAGTTTTCTTCTATGCTTTCTTTAGCACTTTTGTTGCCCCAATTGGCCGCACCTTTCTTAC